TGCAGTTTCTTCGGCCCAACGCACTAAGTCCATGATACTTTTGCCTTGGCAATAGCCGTGCCAACAGAAGAAACCACCCTTGAAGCCATTTGCTTCGGCTGGGCGGAAGTACTTCGTGCCGGTGACATCGCGCTCTAATCCTTTGTAGCTATGCTCATGAACCCACGGACAAGTAATCTCGAGTACATCACCACCGTCATGGCGCACCAGTCCTTTGTACTGCAAAAACTGCTCCATGACACGAAATGACTTAGGCACTTCGTCGACACTGGTATACCGGCGCTCGAAGGTCCTTGACTCAAGTGGGCGGTACGGGTCGGGAAGTGGAAGGTGCTTGCCACTCTTTGGGTCAACCACTAAGCCCTCAGCTAACTGCTTGAGAGTAAAGCGCTCACCAGTGAACCCTTCGCCGAAGACCTCGGGTGGCACCACTCCGTACTTGGGTTTGCTGTTAACGCCCATCGGTAGGCGCCCGACTCGGCTCACGCCTTTCATGCCTGGGTCTTTGCCGTCGGTAGTGAGTCCAGCTTTGATAAGGTCGTCGATGAAGCGCTCAGCAATTTCTCGCTCAGTGCACATGTTTTCGAGTAGGTACCAGTACTGCCAGCAGCTGGGTGATGTACAGACTTTCCATGATGGTTGGAGACCGATACGACGCACATCGACCTTAGCACCAGAACCCATAGTCCCGTCGTCATCACTAACGTCATCCACCATCACAGCCACCATACCGACAAAGTTCGCCTTAGTACGACGCATGAAGTTCCCGTAAGTGGGTGCCTTAACAATCGCCAGACCCTGCTTCACGCTATCATGCCAAGCACCAAATACGGAGATACCGACATAGATATCGTTGGTGTCGGAGAGTTCGGGTAGTTCACCTGCCCTGACGCCTTTCATAATTTCAGGCCTCAACGCATTAGGTACCCAGCACTTGGCTGCCCATGTTGGTGAGAGTGGGTTAACTGCAATAACCGGTAAGCCCTGCCCAAGCCTGAGGTCACGGCCCAACGCACTAAGTACTTCGTTCGCAGCTTCAAGACTCATACTTCACCTCTCAGCCATTTCGTGAACTCACAATCAATGACCCGACCCATAATCAGCTCTGCAGCGTGTTCCGTACTAATATACGGTAAACGGTCAACTACGCTCCAAGTACCAGGCGCATTCACAATGCGTTCAAGCATTTGGAAATGGCGCTGATAGACATGCAGAGACCCGACATTGACATGCAAAGCACCTTGGTCAACGCCCAAAGCACTAGCCATGATTTGCGAAACCATCATAAAAGCCGGTACATCATTGCCAAGACCGAAGATAAGGTCTTGTGAACGCATAGTCACGATGGTCACGAGTTCAGGACGGTCATTGATGTCCATGTCCGCACCAGCCTTGGGTCGAATCAGGAACTGGATGCTCACAGTACAAGGTTGGTCGATGCCAGCCCAGTGCAGCGAGTGCTGTCCAAGAATCATTGCAACTGCCCGTCGAGAGTCAGGGTCTTGAGCCAGTTCCATGAAGCATCGGTCGAGTTGCATTTGCGGGCCGAAGAGGTACTGACCGTAATTGGAGTTGATGCCGCCGTCTTTTGCAATGCAGTCACTCCACGCCTTGGCATAATCGCAAATGGATGTGTCAAAGCGCTGACCCTGTAGGTACCAGAGCATTTCGCGCTTGGCATAAGCAAGGTTGAACTTACGACCAGGGTGGGTCAGAAACTCAGCGCCTGGGTCGACGCTATACGAATAGTTGATAAGCTCTTTGGTCAATAAACCACGTGGGCTGACCACACCCGCGTTGTGTACATCACTGAAAATAGAAATCATGCAATTAACTCCGGCGGCAGGAATGATTTGTAAGAAGTTTCCCAGCCTGGGAGTGGCAAAAACCATGTATCAACATCTAAGCCGTTCAAGGCGCTTTCAACTTCAAGTGTTAAGTCGGGTCCAATATAGGCTACGTTGCCAAATTTACCGGACACCACGATATTGCGCAGCTCGTGGCCAGTGGCATACGTCCAAGTGAGTTCAGACTCGTCAAGCTTGGCACGGCTAAACGCCCGAGTGATTTTAGCTGGCATCGAATCATGGCGCCATGAAATCAGTGGTACATCACCAACTCGGTTGGGTGGGCGGCAGACTACTAAGAGATTGGAGTTTTCTTGGCTACCGAACAGTCCTTTCAGAGTCGGCGCTTTGTTAGCCACTTTTCGTACACGGTTCATGAGTTCAGACACCATCGAGTTGCGCATATAGTTATACGTAACTACTGGAATCTGGGTATCATGGTGCAAAGTCTGGTAGCGCTGGTACAAAGTACGAAGCATTAACTCCGTAGTAATGTGTTCATCGCCACGATGATACCAATTATCACGCACTGTGTTCCAGCCTGGGTCGCAAAGAACAATGACCACACCCGCAGTATAAGCCATGCGCTCAAGCATACGAGTCTGTGCCACCGAGAAGCGGCCGTCCATTTTACGCAAAAGAGGCGAATAAATCGCCTCGGATAACCAGCTCCTGTCCATCACGACATCTTCGTCGTTCTCGATACAGAGGTTAATCGCATATGCGTTTTCAGCGCACATCGTTAAGTCTGTTTTATCGGTGGGGAGTGATTTTGGTACGGACTCGATGAATCCGTAGTTTGAGACTAACTCATTTTTGAGTGTAGTCTTGCCCGCTGCATCGCAGCCTTCAATGAGCAATAACATAAGTTTTCCTGTATGGTTAGTTTAGACGCAGTCATGGACAGAAGTCCATTCTGATATTCTATCAGAATTTTTATTTTTTGTCAACCGTTTAATAAAAACTCAGATTATATTTATTTGTCAACCGTTGATTTTGGTGCCCGGCTTTGGGAGGCCCTTGCGCGCGCGGCAATCAGCGCCTTCTTTAGACCGGCTTGGTGGGCTACGGCTTCTGCCATCGCCACCTCGGCCATTGTCTTGCAACCGCCCTGAATAACATAACGCTTGATGATATGGCAGGACCGGGTTGGGAATCGGTCCTTGCGCAGTTCTTCTTGCGTGGCGTATTCTTTGCCTTCAAAAAGTATGGTCATTGGTCTGCTTCCACAAACGAGGTGACCCTAACCTTGCGGTTCTCAAAGCTGAACACGGAGTACTCAAACACTTGGTCACCCTTTTCGATGTCACGTATCACGCTGTCCAGCTCTGCCTGGTCGATGCAGCGCACGGTGTCGGTGCTGTCCTTGAACGCTCTTGTAACGAGTACTGGGAATTTCATTAGTCTAGTCTCCTGTCAAAGCCCTTGGTAAGGCTGGTTAACTTTTGGTAAAATCTTTCAGTAGTTGACTCGAACGAATACATACGCTTGATAACCCCCTGTAGGCGTTTAACATAAGGCCGCAAAGTATCAAGATTATCGAGCAAGAGTTGGAGTACTTCAGCAACGTTACTCAAGTCTGGCGCCACACGGAACTCATGTGGCCAGTCTACAGCGTCGAAGTATTGTTTGTACTCGTAAATATCGGGCATGAGTGGCACAGCACCATAGTGGATTGCTTCAAGAACTGCGATACCACCGTTGGTATCTTCAGTATAAAGTGCCACTACAATGTCTGCTCGTTGAGTCAGAAGTTTGTACTCATCGGTGGTCAGTGCCACAGATAATAGCTCAACGTACTTAGCACAATGTTGGGCGAGTAAGCTATTGCTAATTTTCTGACTCGGGTTACCAGCATAGACCACAAAGTCGCCTTGAACCTTTTGCACTTCTTCAAACATGAAGCGGCCATTGTTCGTGTAGTCAAGACTGATTCCTAGCCCACCGATACGGTTTGGCACCCACACTACTTTTGAGTTGTGGTCGAGCAGCTTGGTGTCGAAACGAATCTTGAGCGGGTTGACTGGTGTATCGAGTAGTTCGGTGGAATGCCCAGACTTCCACACAGTTGAATGGCTGAAGTTAGCGTCGATGTAGTCGTCTCTGAGTACATTGGCAAGTTCGCCAAAGAAAAACTCTTCTTGTGAAGCGCAATGCCAGACCATCAAGTCAGCTTTTTCACAAGCTTCCACTGTGCGCCACCAATAAGAAGCGTCGGCCGGCACGATACGAGTATTAGGCGAATCAAGGAAGTGGCATTGTACGATGAACTTAGGACGAGGCCACTTGTAGTTCAGAAACATCGCCATGTAGTTGCCGAGAAGCGATGGGTCGTTGATGTACACATGAGTGATGCCCGGCGCTACACCTGAGAAGTGGTTAAACATCTGGTCGTAATTAAAATCGTATCGTGTTGCAAGAGCGTTTGGGATGATGTCAATAGCCCAAACCGAAGTACTAAATGCTAAACCTTCGTCACGAAGTTGTGAGTAGTAGTCTTCAGTACAATGCACGATGGAAGGCATGATGATGTCGAACTTAATGTTCGGGTCACGCTTCAGTAGTTGCTTTGCTTTTGCGATAAAAGTAGTCCAGTTGCTATCGCCTGAAAGACTGAACTTTCCATTGTAATAGTTGCTGAGTTGAAGTTGCCAGAGAATACGCATTGTTACTCCAAGTGCAAAGTACAAAGCCCCAGTATTTGACTGGGGCTTTGTGAGGCCGGAAGGGTATTAGCCCAGGGTGATGTAGCCTTTGCTCAAGTCCCAACGGACCCAGTCACGGCCGCCACCGGCTTCGACGTATTCTTTCACCGTCATGCCATCACGGTACAGTTCGAACATGGCGTTGGCATTGGAGTTGGCACGCTTCGGGTTGGCTTTGAACGAACCGTCATCGTTCTTCGGCAGGCAGATGATGTTGGTGTCGTCGATTTTGACCGGTTCTTTTTTCGGAATCGGGTTACCGTCGGCATCCAGTTTCGGGGCTCTCGGAGCCTTCACGATGGGGTTGCCTTCAGCATCGAGCTTCGGCGCCTTTTCTTTCTTGGGCTTCTTGCCTTTGCCCGGGCTTGCTTCGTCGAGAGCGGCAGCAGCTTGAGCGGCATCGACAGCGGCTTGGAAATCAGAAGCAGTTTCTTGATGGTTCATTGTTAAATCTCCGTCGTTGGAAAAGTAGGTTGGAATATAGAGTACCCTATGTACCCTATGAATCTATGATATCAATATGGGTACTTTTTGTCAAGAACTATTTTGACTATCTTCAAAGAAAATTATGAACGTTTGTTAGTCAACTGGGTTCATATTATTTACGCGTACAGGTGCGTGATTATATCATAAAATTGGACATCCGTCAAGAGAAATATTTTCACTAAAGATATTGACATTAGTTAGAAATTATGATACTATTAAGGATAAATGAATAATTGGTAAACGTCCCTTATGTATCCACAGTTTGATACTGAATCCATTTTCACCAAGGTCAAAGCATTCAGAACTAAGATGGGTCTGAAAGTTAGTGACTCACCACGGCTCTTGACTTGGCAAGAATTGAGCTTCTACGCTCGGTTCATTAACGAAGAAAGTTCCGAACTATTAGCAGCGCACGAGGCAAACGACCTTGTAGGCGCTGCTGACGCATTGGGCGACTTAATTTATCTGTTAATCGGCGCTGGACAGATGATGGGTCTGCCGATGGACAAAGTCATGTACGAAGTCCACACCAGCAATATGCTCAAAGTACCAGGCGCCAGTAAGCGCCACAAAGATGATGTAGCCAAGCCCGATGGTTGGGTCGGGCCCGAACAACGATTGGCTAAACTACTCGGAGTAGAACATGACAAAGCTTGATTCACTGGTCGAGAAAATCCTTGAGCTTCGTGCACAAGTTTCAGACCTGAATGAAAAGCTCGACGAAGTGCAAGCAAATAAAGCATCGCTAGAAGCCGAACTGATGGAGCGTATGAGTCAAGCCGGCGCCACCACATTGGGCACGAAGTATGGCACTGCCTCACTCAAACAATCAAAGAAATTCGTAGTCACCGACTGGGACAATTTACTAAAATACATAGTAGAAACCGAGTCGTTCGATATCCTGCAGCGGCGGATTGCAGCCAATGCTGTTAAGGATAGGGTCAACAACGAAGAAGACGTCCCAGGCATTACTGGAGTGGACGTTTATTCAGTGTCGATTCGCACCAAGTAACACACTGCAACTTCTAACATTCTAACATACGAGGTTACAAAATGAGTAATGAACTGCTTTCGCTCGACCCACGCCAACTTGAGCTTCTCGCCCAAGCTGCTGTGGATACTGAGGTATCGGCCCAGTCTGGCGCTACCATGATTTCCACCCGTTCCGGTCGCATGAGCATCAAAGGTATGCCGATTCCGAACGACACTGTTGTTGGTATTATTCTTTGCTCGCCCATTGAGCGCCTGTATTATGAAGGCAGTTTCGACGGCGAGAAACTCGTGCCACCGACCTGTTCGGCCATGGGTAACATGTCCCAAGACCTCAAGCCCTTCGAGCACTCCAGTCAACCTCAGCATCCGACCTGTGTTGGTTGCAAGCAAGACATGTGGGGTTCGGCTTCCACCCCCGACAAGGTACGTAAGGGTAAAGCCTGCCGTGAAACCCGACGCATCGTGTTGCTGGTTGCCGATGATATCGAAGTGGCAGAAAACACCACCACTGCTGGTGCCTACGCCATTCGTCCGCCGGTCACTTCACTCGTGAACTACTCGACCTACGTCAAGCAGGTTGCAGTTACTCTGCGTAAACCTCTGTTTGCTGTCAAGACCAAGATTTCGTTGGTGCCTGACAACAAATCGCAGTTCAAGATGAAGTTCGATTTCGTGGAAGAAATCACCGACACGGCAACTCTGGTTGGGCTGATGAATCGTTCACAGAAAGAGTTCAACAATCTGCTTTCCAACGCTTCCACTGCCGACTTCAAGAGCTTGGAAGAAACTCCGGTGAGTGAAGACGTCCCGTTCTAAGGAGTAGCACATGGAACTTGTTCTGAGTAAGAAGTACGGGTTGTACGTCAGGCCCGATACTTGCGATGAAATGGTTTGCGGAGAGATTGACCGCAGTTATCGACAACTGACAATTAACAAAAACGATGTCGTGTTTGACATTGGTGGCAACATCGGCGCCTTCTCTGCATGGGCGGCGCCGAAAGCACGGGCAGTAATTGCGTTTGAACCTGATGTGGAAAACTCAAAAGTGTTCAACACCAACAATGCCAAGAACACCAATGTCATTTTGCATCGTGCTGCGCTGATTGGTTCTGACGCTGAAACCATAACCTTTTATACCAACGATTCGGGTCGAAACAAAGGCCTTCACTCCTTGGTGGTTACGGGTGGACGTACGAGCCACACAGTGCCAGCGCTGAACATTGAAAAGATGCTTGCTCAGTATCGTCCGACTGTGATTAAGTGCGACACGGAAGGCGGTGAGTACGACCTTTTACTGGATAAACCATTGCCTGATTATGTGCGTGAATTGGCTATTGAAATCCACTTGCAGAAAAAGGAATGGCGGAACGATAAAGCTCCACGCTTGGTAGAGCAACTTGAAGCGCAGTTTCCAAACATCAAACGAGGCGGGAAAGTATCGGACAAAATCCGTGCCATTCTCGGTGTTTATGCCCGGTAATTCTGCGAGCAAAGCCCAGTACTTCTGGAAACCACTCGACCGTAAAGTCACTCGTGGCGACCTGAAGAAACTCTACCCAGGCATTTCGGGTATCGTCATTGACACGGCGCTTCCGAAAGGTATTGATAACCTTGAAGATTTGTTGCAGTTCCAGTATGAACACGACAAGCAAGCAGCAATCAATGCCAAGAAAGGTCAGCAAAAAGGTATCAGGAACCAGAATGGCTGGAATTTGCAACCCGACAACATCAAGTATAAGTACCCGAAAAACAATTTAATTCGGTAGTTGACAAATCCCACATAGTATGATAAAATATACTATGTGGGATTCTACTCGGAGCGCAAATGAACTATCCAGTTATCATCAAGCTTGTTGACCAAGGCACAAAGGTCTTACACGAAGCTAATTCGTACGAAGAATACAGTGCAATCATCAGCTCTTACAAACTCTCAGGCCTTATGTCTGAAGTCCATGTTTACGAATTTACCGAGGTTTTTACCATCACATGAATCTTGACACTCCAGTCTTTGTCGACTTCGAAACCGAAGCTATCGGCCCACGCCCATTAGAGTACCCACCCAAACCCTGTGGCGTCTCAATACTCGACCCATACGAAGGTGACCCACGCTTTGGCGGTGAACTCGGTATGTACTACACCGGCGAAGAAATGCACTCAAGGCTCAAAGAACTATGGTCGAGTGGCCGAGTAATTTGTTTCCATAACGCCATTTTCGACCTTGAAGTCACCCTTGACCATCTAGGTCTGCCATGGCCCACGTACTTCCACGATACCCTTATTCTGGCGTTCCTGACCGATTGCAACGCTGAATCTTTGTCATTGAAATTCCTTGCAGAGAAATGGTGTGGCATCGAGCCACAAGCCCGTGATGAACTGGTCGAGTGGATTCTGCGCAATATCCCGAAGTCCACACCCAAGAATGCCGGTGCCTTCATCAGTAAAGCGCCTGTGCCATTGGTTGCTACTTACGCTGTCGATGACGTCCGCATGACCCACGCCCTGTTCGAGCATTGTTGGCCGGCAGTCCGTGATGAACAACTCAAGCCATATTGGCGCGAGATTAAGTTGCTCAAGATTCTTGTGGATAACTCTAAGGCTGGTATCCGCGTCGACCGTGAAGCAATGATTGAGCACCTTGAAATTATGCGCGATGGTATCCGTCGTGCCGATGAGTGGATTTGCCAGCGACTCAATAGTCCAGGCATCAATGTCGGCTCCGGCCCGCAATTAGCGCAGGCCATTCTTCAGTCAGGTCTTTACCATCAAGATAAGCCTTGGCCGACCACACCCAAAGGCGCTCCACGGACTAATCGTGTTACTGTCGAACAGATGATTAGTGACAAGACCCTGATTGACACACTGCGCTATCGTGGGTACATGGACACTCTCTGTGGCACCTACCTTGAACCGTGGATTGAGTTGTCGCAGTATGATGGTCGCATTCACACCAACTGGAACCCAGTACGTGGCGAACATGGTGGCACCCGAACCGGACGATTGTCCTGCAAACCCACCGTCCAAACCGCACCATCAGCGCGAGGTACGGGTGAGTTGCACCTTGAAATTGAGTTGCCACCTATCCCGTCGGTTCGTAAATGGTTGCTTCCCGACGAAGGCGAAGTCATGGTTGCAGCTGACTTTAATGGTCAAGAACTGCGCTTGTTTGCTCACTTTGAGAATGGTCTGCTTGCAGAAAAGTATCGTGAGAATCCACGAGCAGATTTGCACACCTTTGCGTCTGACACCATCAAGGCTATGGGCTTCCCAAACATCACACGAGTCTGGGCTAAGGACGTAAGCTTCTGTGTTATCTACGGCGGAGGCGCTGGAAAGATTGCCGAGATTATTTCTAACAAAGAATTCCGTGAAGTGTCTGTCAATGAAGTACGACCGATTGTGCGAGCCTACGAAACCCATGTGGCTACACGACTCCCGTATATGCGCCAAGTCATGAAGCAACGATACGCCCGTAATCAGCCCATTACCACTCTCGGTGGCCGTAAAGTATTGATGGAGCGTCCCAAGGTTGTCAATGGTCGGCGCATGGAGTTTGACTACAAGGGTATCAACTTATTGGTACAGGGTTCAGCCGCTGACCAGTGTAAAGAAGCCATGGTAACCTACGACGGCCCAGGTCGTATTTGGCTGAGCGCCCATGATGAGTTGGTAATCACCTGTAAACCTGAAGATGCCGAAGCTGCTGGTATCGCGCTACAGAAGTGTATGTGTGAACAGGAGTTCCCAATTTCCGTACCAATGATTGCCGATGTGCAGATTGGCCACAACTACTCAGAAGTTAAATAATGAAGCCTCCATTCAGCTATTCAAACTTATCGTCTTATAACTCGTGCCCGCAACGGCACCACTTTGAGCGCGGGTTAAATATCAAGCCACTCGACGAGTCGCCACATCCAGCTGCCCTACGGGGCGTTGAGTTGCATCGAGCCTGTGAAGAGTACACACTTGGCACGATTGACATTCTGCCCACCGAGCTTCTGCGCTTCCGTCCTATCCTTGATAAACTCAAAGCATCAGGTGCTAAGGCCGAAGTAAAGTATGCAGTGGACAAGGACTGTAAGCCTGTGCCCTACGATTCACCCGATGCTTACTTCTATGGCATCATCGACACACTCGAGCTGAGTGCTGCCATTGGCTGTGTTGGCGACTGGAAGTCTGGTAAAGAGCGCGATTATAGCCAGCAACTCAAGTTCTATGCTATGTTGGTGCTTGCTAACCACCCTGAACTTGCAGTCTGTAGAAGTCGTATTCGGTACATTGACCTTGGGCTTTCATCGTCCGGCGCTGAGTATGGTCGAGCGCATGTACCCGCAATCTTTGCTGAGTTCAATGCGCTTGCTGAGCGTGCTGTTAATGACCACATCCGTGCTCCACGCCCAAGTGACCTTTGTGTTTGGTGTCCGTACTCAAAACGAAAAATGGGTATCTGCAAATGGTAGTCGACCGTAAAGTCTTAGAGCGTGAGTTGGAGTCGCACTTCGGAACTGAGTGTCGTCGTTTGCGTCTGTTAACCTTAAAGCTTCACGTCATGTATCAGCGTGGTTGGCCTGATAGGATAGTCGTGCACAATGGCAAAGCTTACTTTTCAGAGCTGAAAACTCTTATTGGTAAACAAACGACTTTCCAACTGATGGTGTCAGCCAAGCTCGAAGCACGAGGTTTTAAGGTTCCAGTACTCAGAACGAAGCAAGAAATTACTTCGTACTTGGAGGCAATTGCCAATGCATAATGAATGTGGTTAGACCCAGGTCTTGGCAAGACGTCAATCTGCCTTGCCACCCACATGGAGTTTCGTAAGTTTGACAAGCGTCCTATGCTGGTGATTGCACCACTGCGCCCAGCAAATGAAGTATGGCCGCGGGAAATTCGTAAGTGGTCTAACTTCAACGAACTCACTTATACCGTGTTGCACGGCGCCGAGAAAGACCATCGCTTCCGCCATATGCTTACCCATGATGTAGTGATTATTAACTATGACGGATTACAATGGCTGATTAAAAAACTGAATGGCACCATGCCGTTTGGTACTGTAGTCATTGACGAAAGCACCAACATTAAAAACGGCATGACCCAGCGCTTCAAGTGCATCAACGAAGCCATTGCACTCAAAGCACAAAGACTCTGGCTCTTGACTGGTTCACCTGCGGCCGGCGGG